TTCGGCGGGCAGGGCGGAAGTGCAGCTGGTCATCGGTCACCATTTGGTGGCCCATGTGCCCCCCGATTTTCTTGCATTCAGGGCGCGCTTGGACCGAATAATGCGGCCATTGTCCTGTCGCTGCGCCTGGCGTTCTTCTTGTGGGATTTCCGATGGTTTGTTGTCGTTTGCGGGCTGATTTCGCAACGCTTCGCGCAATTCCTCTGCGTTTTTTGCATTTTGCGCGAGTTTTACGGCCTGTTCTGGGACTCCTCGCGCGCGCTGTTCGCTCAATCGCTCTGCGATTCGTTTAAACGAAGGCTGCATGATCTTCAGCGCGGCGTATGCGTACACTCGGCAGTCCAGCCGTTCGTTGCGGTCGCGGTCGTTCTTCACCCACTTGCGCATCGGCTGGCCCTTCACGTAGTGCACCACCAGGCGTTCGGCGGTCAGCTGCTTGAAGTATTCTTCGTTCCAGTCGTCACCGATGGGGAAGTGGCAGAAGCCAGGCCCAGGCTTCAGCTGCGCCAGGCGGCGCATCACCACCAGCTTTGCTTCGTCAACGCCAACGCGGAACAGGTCTGTGAACTTCGAACGCTTCTTGCCGGTTTGCTTGCGGTGCGGCTTCTCAACAATGGGGATGCCCCAGCCGCCCAGGCCCTTGATGCCGAAGATGCGCCGGCCAGTCTTGCCCTTCAGCCAGTCATACGCCGCAGCGGTCATGCCGCCAGTGCCGCCAGTGTCAACGCACGTGCCTTCGATTCGCAGCAGAGCGCCACTTTCGTGGCGATACGTGTTGGCCATCACGTCTTCCAGGTCATGCCAAACGTCAGGCATCAGCGGATCGCCGTACAGCACGCCAGTTTCGATGCTCCACGACTCTTCACCGAAGCCCCAGGCAACCACTTCGTATTCCAGGCGGTCGTCCTGCATGTCAACGCCAAGCGACAGCCACAGGCCGCCCATCGGCACCTGCGCGGAGTATTCCTCGCGCCGGTTCAGCAGGCTGTCGGGGTCGGCTTTGTCGCCGGCAGCGAACGGCCAGCCGAGCGACACGTTCACGAACGATTGCAGGTCACCCAGCGCCAGCTTGTCCAGATATGACTGCACAATGTCGCGCAGCCGGCGGAACGTGGACGCCATTTCAGGCGCATGGAACGATGCGTGCCCCTTGAACGGCTTGGCTGCGATCCAGCCGCCGCCTTCGCGTTCGGCGTTGCGGATAGCGGCAATGCGCGTTCCGTCATCCCACAGCACGCCGCAGCCGATGCACGCATACATCGCGCTAGTTGGATCGTGCTCTTGCCCGAAATCATTTTCCGCATCGTCAATTTTGGTGGACTTGCGGCCATTCCAGTGCACGTTTTCCCAGCGGAAGTATTGCACTTCGCCGCAGTCTGGGCAGCGCACGTACCAGCGCCGTTGATCGCCGGCCAGAAAGCCCTTGTAAATTCGGCTGGTTTCCAGGTCCACTGGCGTGCTGCTGCGCACGTCCAGGCGGTCGTCACCGAACGTCGCGGAACGCTGCGCCAGCAGTTCCAGAAAGTCGCCTTCCGGCGTCACATCGTAACCGTCGATTTCATCCGCCTGCGTGACGGGCGCTGAACGGCCGCGCGCCGTCTTCGGGCTGCCGGCCCAACTGAACATCAGCCAGCCGCCAGTGTACGAAATCATGCGGCTGTTGTTCACGCCCTGGCGTCCGCGCGGCTTCGCCATCTTGGCCGCAATCTTCGGGTTCGCTTCCAGCATCGGCTTCAGCTTCGTTTCTTGAAACGTCGCCATGTCGCCTTCGCTGGGCTGCGCGAAGATTTGCGAGCGGGGTTCATGGTCGATGAAGTACCCCGTGATGCACTGCTGAACGGTTGTCTTACCGGTCTGCGCTGCCAGCATCAGGTCAATGCGCCGGATGCCGGGTTCTTTGATCGCGTCCAGGATGCCGCGCTGAAGCGGCGCATTGTCGAAGTTGATGGGGCCTGGGATGGCGTTGCCAACCGGAATGCGCACGTTCTGTTCCGCCCACACGGACGGCAGCATGTCGGGCGGCGGCACCAGGTTGACGGCTGCGCGGCGCATAGCGGCAACGACAGCGCCCCAGTTGCTGAACTGGTTATCGGTCGCCATCTTCGTTCGGTTCGTCTTCGTCAGGCGGCGTCAGGTCGGCGGCTGCGGCCTGCTCCAACGCGATCACCAGTTCGGCGCGCAGCTTCTGTTTAAACGCTGTTTCGTTCGTCTCGCCCAGCAGCTGCAGCACGGCGCGCTGCGGCACGTTCATGATGTTCTGGCGGATAGCGGCCATCATGGACGCCTGGGCGCGCTCGAACTCAGCGATTGGGGCCACCAGGGCCTTGGCTTCAGCCAGCGCAAGTTCTGCCTGCTCCATCTTCGCTTTGGCCGTGCGCTTTTCGATTTCCGCCAGGTCGTCAACTTCGCCAGCAGCTGCTGCGGCTTTGCGGTCGCCCCACCACCGTATTACATCCGCCAGGTCGAAAGACCACTCCACACCGCGTGCGCCACGCTGCACCACCGGCATGCCTTCCTTCACCCACCGGTCAACGGTTGGCAGGGAAATCCCCATGTGTTCGGCAAGTCCCGAACGGTTCAACTTCACGCCCATGCTATCGGCCACCTGGAATCATAATTTTTGGTTATAAAGACCGCGCAGATATCGAAGGGTGCGGAGCCATTGCCCCCGGACGGCCACCCCATCGGGAAGGACCCATTCGTTGCGTGCGCGCAACATGTCGAGTCAGAACAAAGATCATGCGACGATACGGTGCACGTCTGCGCCATCGTGGTGCGCACGCAGCGCATCACGCACCATCATCGTGCACACGCTCCACCACACCACCAGGCAACGGGCAGGGCGATTATTTCCGATCACCCATGATGATTGCCTGACACGCCTTCAGCTTCAACGCTTCGTTGGTTGCTGCTGCGGACTCTCGTACAAGAAATTCCGCATCTTCTCGCTGAAGTCCGTGCGCGGCGGCACCATCACCCAGGCTGGTGCCGGTGCCAGCTTGGGCGGTTGCGGGCACTGTGCGGGTGCTGGCGGGACAGGTGAAACGCTCGCGCAGCCGCAGAGTGCCAGCGCGCAAATCAGCAATGGTGCGGTCTGCATCAGCTTTCGCATCGTTCATTTCCTTGGTGTGTTGTGCATCCAGGGCGGCCATGTCGGCGGCGCGCTTGGCTTCGATATCGCGGGCACGCTGTTCAGCGTCCGCGCGTTCCTGGTGCGCCTTGGCCAGTGCTTCGGCCTGGTCGCGCTGCATCGTCGCCACCTTGGCTTCCCAGGCCGCATTCGCCACGTGCTTGCCGTGGCCATATGCCAGAACGCCGAATGCCACCAGCAGGGTGGCAATCAGTAGTTCAGGCCAGAACTTGCGCAGGAATGTCAGAAAGATCATGCCAGCCGCCCTTCGCAAATAGCGCGTTCCGTGGCCCGCCGTTTCACCAGGCCAGGCAGCACCTTACCGCCCGCATAAATCCATTTCGGGAACTCAGCGCATCCGCCGGCCATGTCACCGGCATTGAACTTGCGCGCCATGGTGGACTTGCAATAGGCCGCAGTGCCCACGTTGAAAGCGAACGACACAACGGCAGCGCGTTCGTGCACGTTCTCAGGGCGGCTCAGGATAGGCGAACACTGAAGCACGCCAGCCGCGTGCATCGCCAGATCATCGTTCAGCAGCCGTTCGCATTCCTCGCGCGTGTACGGCTTGCCAAGCACAGCAGTGGCAGTGTGGCCGGCGCATGCAGTCACAATGCCGATGGGGTCACGATAACCACGCAGGATCATGCCTTCGAACTGCGGCACGTAGGTGGACAGCGTGACAGCTGCAGCAGCGCCAACGGCTGCAATGAGTTTGCGGTTAGGCGTCATCGCCCGCCACCTTCACCGCAATCCACCCGCGACGTTCACAGAACGGCCGGATGAAGTCTTTCCAGATGTTGCGGGCCAGCATGTACATCGTCAGCACGAAGGCTGCGAAGCTTGCCGCTTCGGACCACGATGTGACGCCGACCATGGCCCATACGCCGGCAATTTTTGCCAGCACAGTGCCGTTCGATTCAGCCTGATTTTCCATTAGCAGCGCGCGCCTTTCGTTGGATTGGCGCATTGTCGTTCGCTGCCTTCGGCAATTCTTGTTGTGGGATTTCCGCGCAGATGTTTCGCACTTGCCTGTCGCTTATTGCCATCACGGCCGCAATGTACTGGTGCGTCATGCCCTGCATGCGCATTTCACGCACCATCCTGTCCCGATATGCGCGGTAAATCTCACTGCAGTTCGGTGGCTGTAGCAATTCGCCGCCGAACGCTCGCGCCATCTTCACGGCGTCGTTCCATCCCAGGATTCGAACCAGGTAATGGTCAGTGGGCAATGTGCGCAGTTTCGGCACGTAGAGAATGACGCGCGACGATTGTTTGCCAGGCGCACCCGCAACGCATCGCGGTAGCTGCCCGATCAAATACAGCGCACGTTCACGGCCGATCACATCGGCAATTTCCTGCACGCTGTTTGGTAGTCGCATCATCATCCCCGCCGTTTGTCAACTTGTGGAATTGTAGATGAATCGCGGGGTGTGCTGTGTCAATCGTGGCGAAGGGACAACGTTGGGGCCAAGGACCACTTGGGACTAGCGCTGCAAAGAGATACGGGGGCTATGCACAGTAGGACAGTCACATGGTCACTGTCCCATAGCCCCCTTTATTGTTTTATTCCCTTGTCCCTAGTAGTCCCAAAGGACAGAAAGCCAAGCTGGATAAGGGTTTGCATTGGGGCCAGCGGAAAAAAAACTGGCCCCATTGGGACTAGCGTTTGGTCCCTACACGATGAACCAGAAATAGCGGCTCGAACCGCTTTTGCTGCGTCGAATGCCAAGCGTCTGCAGATATCGGCCCAGTCGAATAAGCGTCGCGTGGTCTGTCGGAACGTCGATGCGTTCGGCAACTTCGGTGGCCGTCAGTTTCCCCGTCAGCGTCGGCAAACCCTTCTGCACAGCGGTTTGCAGCCACATCGGAACGTCGCCTGTTCGCTTCACCTGGCCTGCGTTCATTTCAAGCGCTTCAAGGCGTCTTTCAATCTGCGCCAGGGTCTTGTGCACCTTGTCCAGCTCCTGCGGCACGCCTTGATGTTGGAACGTGCGCAGGTCGCCAACTGCGCCGCGCAGCGCTTCGATTTCTTCGGTGATGTTGTCCATGATTGTCCCAAGTAGAGAGGCTATGCGGCAGTGTGGGCAATGCCACTTGCGCCGCATGGTCCCATTGTAACATGTGACTATGCGGCAGTGTGAAACTGCCCACATGAAAAAACCCGGCACGATGGCCGGGTGCTTCGCGGGCTTGGCGCGGGCAGCCTGGTTGCTACCCCGCCGCGTCCTGTTGCGTTGCCGCCTCGCGCTCCTGACGAGTCGCCGCATTCCAGTAGTCGCGTGCAGCCCACCATTCGCTTTGAAAGTCCCCGCGCGTTCCTTGCATGCTCGGGGTGTGGCGCCTGCATCCGGTGCAAACGACCATCAGCATGTGGTCATCTTGGCGCGCGTCGGCGCCGCAGGCGGTGCATTTTTCAAGCATGGTCGCCCTCCTGCTGCGTGGGGGCGGCGGCGAGCATCACTGCCCATGTGTGATGCGCGAAATCCATGCCCTGTGCGTTTACTGCGGCCCCAGCGTCTTTCATCGCCGGAGTGGGATGTATCGGCACCAGCTTCCACCCCTCCGCCACGCCCGCCCGCTGGCCTGCATCGCCGTGGCGCTCAAACCAGAGCTTTCCGCACGCTTCGAGATACTTTTTCTGCTCTGCTTCCAGCAGCTTGACGACGCCCTCATAGGCTTCGGCCAACGATCCTTCGCCGCCGCAGTGCTGGCATGCGATGGTCAGTTCTTCGGCGTCCGGGCCGTTGTTGCTCATGGCCGTTTCTTCGCCGTGACCCTTGCAGCGCGGGCACCACGGATCGTTCTGAGGTTCGCCCGCCCGCTGGCCGCATTGCGGCTTGCGATAGAGAGCATCCCCGCCACCCAGGCCGTCGCTGAATTCGTCTACCGTGTTGAATTCCGGTAGATGGCCTTCGTGCACCTGGCGCACGTAGTAGGCTGGCGGCTCGCCCGCCAGCTGGGCGGACTGGGCGGCGCGCTGGATGATGTCGGATACTTCGGCCATCCAAGACCCGCCGCGCGGCAATGCTCCCGTTTCCGCGTTCCAGCGCTCAAACTCCAGCACGAAGGCATCCGCCCCCGGCTCGGCCTGCTGCTGGGCGGCTTCTACAAGAACGACGCTCGGTTGGTACATTTCCAGCGCATCGGCCCAGTCTGCATGCGTCATGTTCTTTTCGCATTGCGCCGCCTTCTCATCTTCATATCTAACGGGCACGCCGAGTGCGCGCATCAGGATTTCGATTTCGCCAAGAACTGCCGACTTGCCGCAGCCAACTGGGCCGCTCACAACGATCTTGATTTCAGCCATCACTTGCCTCCTTGGCGCGGGTTAAAGGTGACCGCGCACTCCGGGCACTTGTCATCGTTGGCACAACCGCATTTTGCACAGATATTCTCGCCCGCCTCTCCATCCGCAGCATGGGTGCGGGAGAGCAGCCAACGCGCGAAAGCGATCACTTCTGCATCGTCAGCCACGATTCCATACGTCTTGTAGGCCGTGCTAGTGATTTCGCCATCGGTAGGGTCGCCCGGCTTCGCAGGAAAAACGGACGGCACTGCGTTGAGAATCGACTGAAGTTGCTCGGCTGTGCCGGGAAGCCCCTCATCTTTAGCCCATTCGATGGCTTCTTGCATCGCGTCCCGTTGTTGCCCATTGAGCCACGCGCCGGCAGATTCGATGGCGCGCTTTCCGTATGGCAGCGCCGCATCGCTGATCGGCTTGCCAAGGTTCCACAGAAACATGCAGAAGTTCGCCACATCGCGCGGATCACCTTTCTCCACGTGCTCGCGCAGCATGATGGATAGTTCAACCGGATCGCATTGCTCCCAGCCGCCACGGCCCTTTTCGCGTGCCTGCGCAAGCTTCTGCTTCATGGCAACGGCGAATCGGTCTACCGCAGCATCGTCCGAATGCACTTCCACCGAATCGACAGCCTGGGTTCGGGACAGCAGCTCACGCGCAAACGGCACGATGTCATCATCAATGCCGCCCAGCGTCGGGATGGAGCACCAAAGCTCGAAAATCTCTTCGTCGGTCATCTTCGCGCCCGCAGATTCGGCAGGCGGGGCGGTGAAAAGGGGAATGCTGAATTTCTCCCGCGAGATTTCAGGAAATAATTGCTTCGTTGCATCCAGCTCAACTCGACGCCCATCCTCGGTCATCCACGCCACGGGCCGCGCATCAGCCTGCGCCTGTTCAAACTGGCGCAGTCGTTCCAACAGTGGCTGCACGTCGTCGAAGCGCACATAATCGCCGTCTGCGCATTCAGCCATGCCATTACCTGGGCCGCTGCACGGCCTGTCCTCATCGTATCGTTTCAGTTCCATGATGGTGTGATGGTGAAGCCGGCAGAAGCCGGCGTGGTTGTTTAAACGGAGTGTGCGTTACTCTTCGATTTCGACGGGAACGGCGATAGCCAGGTCTGGCTCGTTGAAGCCAGAATGCGACTCTGCGGCTTCCTTCGTCCTGAAGTGATAGCACGTGCCGCTCTTGTAGAGGTTCACCCACACCGTGCGCTTTGTGGCGACCATGAACAGGTCGCGCCTGTCGTCTGTCGTTGATCCGTCAACGGCATGCCAGCTAACTTCCCCGTTGATAATCGCGCAACATGGATACTCTGTTCGTTCAGTGACGAAGTGATGGAATTCCTGCACAGCGCGCCCATCGCGGGTGACAATCGGCGCGCCATTCTTCGCGGCTTCCAGGTCAAACGGTTTCATGTGTGTTGCCCCAGTAATTGCCACCCTCCCAATGAAGGCGGCCACCACTGGGCCAGGCGCGTGGCCTGACGTGCGTTCACGCAGATTGCTGCGCTTTCAGAAGTTCTTGGCGCTCGCGCTGCAGTTCAGCAACATGCGCGCTGTTGTAGCTAACCCAGCCCTGGCGATATGCATTCAGCCAGCCTTCGATTTGCTCGATGCGGGTTTGTGGTGCGACTTTTTCCATGTTCGGCCCCAAGTGCGTTGATGATGCCCGCCAGGCCGGCGGGCGTGTTGGTTACAGGTCGTTTGCGTCCATGTGGCACACTGCCACGACGCGGCCGGAATCGTCGCGCAGTTCGCAGGCGTAAGAACCGTCAGCGAGCGCATCAACAGCGCGCACGAAAATGAATTGGTGGTTCGCGCCGACAATCGCCATGCGGTTGCCATGTCGATCAGCCTTGCGCAGCCCATCGAAGAACAGTTCAGTGGCCCAGCCTTCCGTCATGTTCGCTGCGCTCTTGATGACTTTGACGTTTTGCATTTCGTTGCCCCTTATCGTGTTGCGTTGTCGATGTGGGAATTATGGGCATTCACACACGTGAATAGAAATTGATTGTTCCTATCGAATCTCCCGCGCCAATAGAAAACCCGGCACATGGCCGGGTGTGATGAAAACGATGCTTGCCGCGTGGGCTACTGGGGCGGTAGGCCGCGACGTTTGCGCAGGATCGCAGCAAGCCCCTGGCGGTCAATTTCGATAGCGCCATTCTGAACGGCAAGGGCTCGCTTGGACTTTGCTATATCGAAGTGTTCCTGGTGCGTGCCGGCCTTCTGAATCCACTTCGTATCAACGCCGATTGCGCGCGCCATCGCCAGCAGTTCTTCAGTGCTGTCTGCCAGCATGTGGCACATCACGAAGCGCCCGTATTTCGCTTCCATGTCGTCAACGTAGACTGCCATCAATCCCCCTTCGGTTGGTTATCGTTCGCAGCCTGCCGCGCTCGCCACAGCTGCATCATCGTTGCTTCCAAGCGCTTGCACGCCGCTTCGCCGCGTATCTGAAGCACGCCGCCGGCTGGCTTGCCGTAGTCGTTCAGCGTGCCCCACAGGTAGTTCTGCCGCTGCCGCTTGCTGGGCCAGTTCAGCACGGTGCGTGCCTCGCATTCGTGGCGCCATTCCTCGCTGGCGTCGTCCACCTGGCGCCCATCAATCAGCGTCACCATGCCCATTAGAACGGCCTTCCATCGTCAGCGTCACCGCGTCGCGCGTCGGTGCGCGGTGGCATCTTGAACAGCCGGCGGCTGCCGGACTTGCGCGGGTCGCTACCGCACAGTTTCTTCAGCACCTTGCTTGCGTGCGTGGCCTGGCTCTTGTTCGGCTTGTCAAAGCCGATGGCCACCAGCACTTCGCTGGCCGTCATTTCGCGCCAGCCGATGCCTGCCAGTGCGTCCCAGTCGAACGCGCGCGCAATCATTTCCTCCACCGGGTCCACGGCTTCGTGCTCGGCGTTCAGCTGGCCAAGCGCCGCGTTTTCTTCTGGCGTCAGCCACCACTGTTCACCAGCCTGATACAGCGTCAGCACTTCGGCCCACAGCTGTTGCATATCGATTTCGTGCCGGTATTCGATGGACTGCACCGGCACCGTCCACCAGCGCCGGTTTCCGGTGTCGTCCACCAGGTAACGGTCTTCATTGACGGACGCGCAGAACACCGTGCGGCGCTGGTACTCGCTTTCGATGCGGTCATACGGCCGGCGCAGCTTGTCAGTGGCCAGCGTGATAAACGATTTCAGGCGCGCAATGTCGGCCTTGCGGAACGTCGCATCCAGTTCGCCAAGTTCAACGATCCAGTGGCTTACTGCGTTGGTAACGGTGTCTTTGTTGTTCGGGTCCAGGACGGCGCCAACCAGGACCACGCCAAGGTCGTGCGGCACCAGGCGTTTGAACCACGTGGTTTTGCCGGTGCCCTGCGGACCAGTGAACACCAGCGCGCCGTGCGCTTCAAAGCCGTGCGGGTGATAGATCGCGGCAACAGCCGAAATCAGCCAGCGGCGCATCAGCTGGTTTTTAAGCCACACGTCACCGGGCGACTTCACCGTGTCCAGCAGCTGCTGCAGGCGCGATGTGCCATCCCACGGCTTCGCGTTGATCCACTCGCAAACGGGGTTGTAGGCGTTGCGGTCGGAAATCAGTTTCGTGTAATCGGCCAGCATGGACTGCGGCATGCGGTTGCGCGCGCAGATGCTGGTAAGTTCGGCCAGCGCTGCGTTGGCGCGGTTGTCCGCAGTGTAGTTGCGGCCAGGCACGCCCACTTCCACCTGCTTGCGCACCTGGTTGTACATGGCGGTGATGCCGTATTCGCCCATCAGGTATTCCAGGTTTTCCACTGTGTTCATCGGCTGGCCCTTGTCCGACAGGTGCGGGAAGCCAAATGGGTTCACGGCTGCGTCCAGCGGCACGGCAGCATCGCCTGGTGGCGTGTTGTCGTTCGCGGGCGCAGGCGTCAGCGGCTTGCCGCTCGCAACGTGCCATGGGTCGCCTGTGTTCTCGCCCATGTAGGCCATAGCGTCCTGCAGGCTCCACTGCCATTCGTCCGTCAGCGCGTCGGCCAAGTCCCAGCCGTGCGGGAACGCACCATCCAGGCGATAGCGCACCATGTGCGTTTCGCGCGCGTGGCCTTTCAGCTTGGTAGCAATCGCCATCATGGCCCGCACGCCTGGCTGTTCGTGCAGCGGCAGCAGTTCTTCCGTGTTGCGGTCCCGCTGCGCATCGAAGTCAGGCCACAGGATCACGCGGCGGCCAGCCAGGGCGCGAACGTGCGCGCGGTCGGCAGTCTCAACGCCACCCATCCACGTGACAACCACGGCGCGGTCGCCAAAGATGGTCTGGCCGGCGTCGGCGGCTTTCTCGCCTTCCACCACGATCACGTCCGCGTCCGGCATCGCTGCCAGTCGGTCCAGGCCGTACAGCGGGCGCGGCCCTGGGCCAGTGATGCCGCGCCAGGTCCAGCGCTCGGTGCCATCCGGGTGCTTGCACCACGAATAGGGCACCACCTGTTTGCGTTCGCCTTCAGGATCGAAGCGGCACACGTACATCAGCACGTTGCCGTCAGCGTCGCGGTAAGCCCAGGTGGTGGACGGCTGCCCCCAGCGGGGATGCTTGAACGTGGGCGCGGTCGCGTGCGCCGGCACCGGCATGACGGGTTCGGGCTTCGCATCTTCGATGCGATGCACCTTTGCATCGTGCGCGCGCTTGCGTGTCTCGGCGTCACCGATGCGCACGCCGTGGTTCTGCGCCAGTTCGCGCGCGGCGGCGCCCTGGTCGTTGTTGTGGAAGATGTAGGCGTACAGGCTCACCAGGTCCGCGCCGCCGTCGCCGGTAGCAAAGTCCTTCCAGTTGCCTTGCCGCAGGTTGATGGTGAAACTGCCGGGGTTCCGGTCGTTCCGCGTGGGGTTCGCCACCACGTATTCATTGCCGCGCCTTTCGCCGCCAGGCAGCCACTGCGGCACTACCGTGTCGGGGTTCAGCGCGTCATTGATGGCCGCGAAGTCAAGTGCGTTCACGCTGCTTGCCCTCGCTGTGCCAAGGTCAGTTCCAGCACCTTCAGTGCGTCAGCGGGGATGGTGCGCGCATCGTACTTCGAACGCCACACGCGCACGGTTTGCGCCGTGCGGCCCAGGATCACGCCAACAGCGGCAGCGTCCAGTTTGTGCGCGGCCATCAGTTCGCGCAGTCGTTTCGTTCGGGCGTTCATGGTGTTGTTGTCGTGGTGAAGCGCAGGCGGCAATTGTACCATCGCGGGTTCACTGCTGTGAATGTAGTTAGAAATAACGCGGCATCACTGCGCGTCACCAAACAGCGCCGCCGTCAGTGGGTCGCGGAATGGTTTGATGCTCGCGGCCTTCGCCTGATTCGGTTCACCGAACACAGCGGCCACCAGTGGGTCGCGTTGCACGGTGACGGGTTCGGAGCGCTCGCGCTGGACGCGCGGCTTGGTTTCTTTCGGCACGATCCGCACGTGCTTCTTTGCCTCGCGCGTCCGCACGGCCTTGCGCGTTGGGTGTGGCGTATCTTCGCCGGGACCAGCCAGAAACGTAGCAGCGTACCGCGTGCCGGAATCCACCCACCCGTCAATGTGGACCATCTTGCGCATGTGCAGCGCGAACATATAGCGGTACACGCTGGTGTAGGGCAGCGATAGTTCGGCCACGATCTGCCGCACGGATTTTGGTTCGTCGCGGATGTGGTCGATGATGTTTTCCAGCCGCGCTTTCGGTAGGGGTCGCATGGTCTAGAGCAAATCGATTTGTTCGAACGGCATATCCGGCCAGGTGTGATGCAGCTTGGCGGCATTCTCGCGCCAGTGAACCACACGCAAGTTTGTGTGCACGTGCAGACCGCTGACGATGCGGCCACGCAGCGGCACGATGTGGTCAACCACATGCAGCGCGCCGGTTTCGCGCGTCATGCGCTGCGCTTCCATGTACACGGCTGCGATGGCTTCCAGGTCTGCCCAGGCCGGTGTTGCCTGGCGCTCGCGGCGACTGCGAAACGTGCTGCGGCGTTTGCCGCCAGGTAGCTTCGGTGCGCGTCGCGCTGATTGATTGAACAGCGGGCCGGCATCGCGCCCGCCCTGCAGGTCAAGGCGGCGCATGCTAGGACAGAACCACCAGCCAGAACAAAGACGCCAAAAGCGCGCCAGCAAAGAATGCGAGAGCCGCAACAATGATTTCACTTTCGCTCATGATTTCCCCAGGTGTGTTATCGATGTGGGGATTATGTGCCGCGTTCACGCAGGTGAATATTTGATTGTTCCTATCGGAACGCGGCGGATGATAGCTAGTCGGCGTTGCGCGCTTGACTGGTCAGGTGCCAGCCGTGGCAGTAGGGGCAGGGATAGGCGCGCACAGGCACGCGGTGATTGTTCCAGTTCGCCGCGTTGATGCGTTCCAGCGCTTGCATCGCGCTGGCTTCGTCTCGGTGGCGTTCCTTCACGCAAACCATTTCACCGTTCGGCAGCCGATAGCCCACCACCTTGCGGTCCACGATCACCAGGGCAGCCTTGGCATCGCGCACCAGGTGCGCAAGTTCGCGCTGCCGTCGCCGGCCCTGGTGCTCGCGCTCGATACGCCCACGGCGGCGGGCGAACTGGGCGGCGTTCATTATTGTTTGCTGTCAGAAATGGACAGCTTGAAAACAACAATCCCCTTTCCAGTGTCCACGAATGCGTCGCGGTAGGTAATTTGCTTTCCACCGTGATGCACGAACCCATCAGCAAAATACTTCAGCACCTCAAAAAGCGTTACCTCTTTGTATTCCGTTTCCATCATTTCCCCTTGGCGCCGCGCACCATGCGCAGCGCATCAGTTACGGAACGCCACACGCCTGCCAGCGCGCCGTAATTCGTCATCGCCCGCAGGAAGGCGGATTGCTTGGGCGACACGCGCCCAGTTTCTGTTTTGACTTCACCGAACAGCGCTTGCCCGATCACCTGGCCAACCATGTCTTGCGTAATCGTGACCTGCACAACGCCGAACGTGTCGCTGAACCCATCAGGCACGCCGCTGGTGAAAGGGCGCGGGTCGCGTATCAGTAGCGCCCCGTTCGGCAGCTTGGTGATATCGTTTCCGGTCCACGCCTTGCCGCTGTTGATGCGGAACAGAACGCATTCGCCTGCAAGGGCGTTTCGTATCTGGTTCTGGATCGCGTGTTCGCTCATGCTTGCTTCAGCCATTCTCCTGGTCCCGTCAAAATCATCTTGTTGCGTTTCGCAAGGTTCATGGCCTGCGGGATAACCTGGATGTTGCTTGCGACGTGCAGGCCGCATGCGAATTTCGCGCGCAATGGCACCATGTGGTCGATGTGCCAAGGTGCGCCTGTCACGCGCTCGCGGCGCGCGCACAGGTCTGCGGCTTCCAGCGTCACAAACGCGGTTAGCTCGCCGTGCCATGCCGGCGTCGCGTTGATCCTGGCTGCTCGGCGCCGCTGCACTTTCGCCTTGTGCATTTCAGGGTTTGCGCGCTGGTGCTGCCTGCTGCGCTCCCTGAAATACTCGCGGTTCTGTTCACGGTATTCTGCCATCGCAGCAAGGTACGTTGCGCGGTTTTTCTCCCGCCATTCATTTACCCGTGCCTTTGCAACAGCAGGGTTGCGCGTTCGGAATTCTTCTGCGTCGCGCAACGCGCACGCCGTGCATTGGCCATTCGAAGTAAGACGCTTCGAAAAGTGGCCATGCTTGCAAGGCTTGCCGGTGAAGTAGTGCATTTCGCCGGCCGCCCTTGCTTCGGCGCGCGTTGCTTTCACGCCGCCGCCTGTTCAATGTCCACCTGCGCCGCCTTGTTCGCGCGCTCGCGCGCCTTCTGTTCTTGCATGTCGCGCGCCACGGTGACTTCGTTGTGGGTACGCATCAGCGACAGCAGCGCGGATGCATCCACCGAGAACGTGTGATTGCCGGGTTCAGCACGAAGCATTTCGAATTGCGCCAGTTGCAAGCGCTGCGCAGGCGTCAGGGTGTCCATGAAAGCGTCCACGCTATCCACCAGCGCCGCCGTAACCTTCGCCGGCAGCGGCTTGCCCTTGATCGTCCCAGCCGTCGCCTTCGCCTTACCCTGCGCACGCGCCTTGCCGACTTCATCAGCCAGCACCTTGCCGGCGTTCTCGCCGTGCTTGCGCACCATGTCCACCGCGACGGCAGCGGACACGCCGCCAGCGGCAACGATCTGGTGCACATCGCTGTTCGCGTCCGCCAGGGTCAGCAGCTGCGCAACATGCTGTGGCGTCTTGCCTACCTTCTGCGCGATGCGCGTATTGTCCCAGCCCATGTTCCGCAGGCGCTTGTATCCTTCGGCCACTTCCAGCGGCTTCAGTGCGCGGCCTTCAGCGCTGGTGATGACGCGCGCCACGCGGTCGGCGTCGTTGCCCTCGAACGCGACGATGGGCACCCACACGTCGCCGTTGGCGTCAGCGATTGATGCGCCGCGCTGGTGCGCTTCGATGATGGCGCGCCTGCGGCGGTGGCCGTCTACGATCCATGCGCCACCTTCTGCGCGCGGCCGAACTTCAAGCGCAGGGTATTGCCCGCCTTGCGCGATGTGGTCCGCCAGCGCATCGATGCTGGCGCGGAACTCTTCATCTTCGATGCGCAGGTTGAATCCGGGTTCTTCGTGCAAATCCTGGATGCGAATTTTCATCGCATCTGCGCGCTTGATTTCCTTGGACAGAATCTTCTGTTTAAACGTCGTCATTGCTCATAGCTCCATCTGTGGGTGTTTAAAGTCAGGATCACCGGGATATCGGCCAGTGCCGTCTGCGCGATACCAGCAGAACGGCGAACCTTTCCGGTGCGGGTAGTGATAGGCGCCACTACCGCCGCAGGTGCACGCCATCGCCTTTGTGTCTCGCGCGTTCATCCACTTATCCACGTGGTAACTGCGCTTCCCACAAACCCGGCAACGCGGCAGGCGGCTGTATTCGTCGGGCTGCTTCGGCAGCACGCGACGTGTGCGGCAGTGCCTGCACCTGCAATGATAACGCGCCATGGTCAGCCCTGTGTGCTCACCCCAGTGTGCACGTGGTCGCGCAGCGTCACGGTCTTGCCAGTGGCGTATTCCAGTCGCACGATGCGTTCGCGCAACATGTTGGCGCGGTGCTTGAAGTGCTCGGCGCCGGCATCGGCTTCCAGCAGTTCCAGGCGCGCAATGCGCAGTTCTTCGGCGGCGCGCGCGGCGGCGGTCGGCTTGCGGAAAAGGTTCAGCAGTTTCATTTTCTGTCGGGTAGTCGGTTGATGGATCAGCCCCGCGCCAGCAGCAGCACGCAGGAATACGCCACGGACAGCATGGCCGCGCCGCACGCGATCACAACGGCAACGATGTGCGGCGTTTGATCGTGGACAGCTTGCAGCAATTCGTTGTCGTCATCGGCTCGGTTCATTTCAACGTCTCGGTTGCGCACGCGCAGCAAAGGCGCATGGTGGCGTGCGGGTTGTTGGAATTCGGCCTGGCGGTGTTCGTGTCGAAATACTGCGAGCCCGCCAGGATGATGCCCCTGCAGCGGATGCCGTACTGGTCGCGCTTGTCGCAGCGGTGTTGCTTGCGCGCCTTGCGCCAGCCGCCACCGCATCGCGCGTACCAGTCGGCGCGGGTCATGGTTGGGCGATGGAAATTCCGATCTGCATCGTCGCGGGCGCACCCTTCAGTGCTCGAGCAATTTCTGCAATCGCGTCGGCGTTCTTTCCGGCGGCAGCTGCAAGGGCTTCCACCGCTTCGCGTGTGTGTTCGTTCGCGGCGCTGGTGTTGGTGATGTTGCAATTGCTGACGCTGAACGAAGGCGCGGCAGCCGGTTGTGCTTTTTTGGCGGTCATAATCATTTCACGTAGAAGTCTGCCGGCGTTTCACCGCGCCGGCTTCGGTGTGAAATGAATTCTAGAGCAATTCACGCAAGTGAACATTGTATTTGTCTATCACTGCAATTCAGCGATAGTCACGCCGCTTTACGGCGCCGCCCAGCCCACACGTGGTTGGCCCAGCCCACTGGGTTTTTGTGGCCACGCCTGCGGCCAAGCGCCACCAATTCGTCAAGCGTCTTGGCTTCCGCTTGTTCGCGTGCCAGGCGCTGCCTGGTTGCTCGCTTGTCGGCTTCTGTCTGCTCGCGCAGTTCCTCGTCCTTCACGTCAGGCGCGACGAAATCAGCAAACAGTTTCTTGTCGCAGTGCGGGCACTTCGGCGGCAGCGGCCGGCGTATCTGCATGAAACAGCCTTCGCACGTTACTGGCGGCGGCGGCGCGTTGTCGTTCGCCGCCTTCCTGCCAGCGCCGCCGTTGCCTTCCAGGGACCAGTCCCGTTCATCGTCGGGGAAGCCGTGGCGCTGGCAGTTGCCCGCATGGTCCAGGATGATTGCCACCTTGTCGGGTGCCGGCCGCATAGGGCGCATGGCTTCCTGCAGGTACTTGGACAGGGACATGGTGGGGTTCGCTAGGATGCCGGCGTCAATCGTCACCGGCTTGCCAGCCCATGCGGACAGGTCGAAACCTTCACCGAACAAACCCACGTTCCACAGCACATCAAGTTCACCGTCAGCGTATGCCTTGATGACGCGGCGGCGCTCGGTGTCATCGGTGCCGCCGTCCAAGTGCGCGGCACGGATGCCGGCCTGGCGCATCAGGTCCACCATGTACATGCTGTGCGGAACGGTCATCGCGTAGCCGATGGTGCGCATGCCGCGCGCGTGCATGTTCCAGTGCTTGATAATGTCGCCGGTTAGCTTCGGCTCGCGCATCCGCTTTTCGGTTTCTTTCTTATCGAAGTCCTTGAACTGCTTGCGCACGCCCTTCATGTCTGGCGCGCTCGGGGCGAAGATGCGATACGGCGCCAGGTTGCCCCAAGCGATCAACTCCGCAGGCGTGGGGCCAATCACCATTTCATCGAAGTATTCACCCAGGCCGGTGCCATCCAGGCGCCAGGGCGTTCCCGTCAGTCCGATGTGATAGGCGTTCGGCCACGCCTTCATGATCGCGGCCCAGCCGGCGGCGCCGATGTGGTGGCACTCGTCCCAAATAACCACCTTCGGTTCCTTCAGCTTCAGCAAGCGGTTTTTCAGCGTGTCGATGCTGCACACCTGCACGCTGGCGTCCACGTACATAGGCATGCCCGCAGCAATGAAGCTGTGCGGCAGGTTGCAGTTGTGGAACGTGCCGCTGGTTTGCTTTAAAAGCTCGGAACGGTGGCAGTTGAAAAACGTTTGTTGTCCCCGCCGAGCGAAGGCTTGGGCGATGAATGCAGCGATAACCGTTTTTCCGCCGCCAGGCGGAAGCGCGATCAGAACGCGGCGAGAGCGGCGCAAGGCATTTCCAGCCTCTCGAACCAGCGCTGCCTGGTAGTCTCTAAGCTGAATTGTCATCGTAGCGCCAGAGTCAAGGGTGTCGCAATGCTCCAGGAATCCCACATCGCAAAAAGTCTCATTGTAACCAGGCTAATGCTCGAATTGATGCACCGAGTGTCCATGCGTGTCCTGCGTTCAGAGTTGTATGCATCATCATCAGCGGACTTGCTTCTCTGCCTTGTCGTATGGGTAGGGCAGGCTGAAAACAAGCCCATGACTTCAGCCAAGGCCGCGCAGTTCGCGGGGATGCCAAGACCAACGGCAATCAGAAGGCTGCATGAGCTAGAGCGGAAAAAGATTGTGACAAAAAGGCCCGATGGAAAGTGGCTTCTCAACACGGATAGCCTGGGGGTGCAGCCAAGAATTCGGGACATCCTAGCCAACGTGCAGAGTATCCACAGGGCCAGCGCCGAGTTGTCCAAATTGGACAATGCGGCAATTGCGCGGCGCAAGTCACAACCATAGTAATCATCGCACACCAACGAAGCACGGAACCGTCACGGGCCATCACGTTGTATCTGCGCAACTCACGCAGATTCAGCGCGTGTTACGATTCTGTCTCGTTCACTCACTTGGGGCAATGATGAAGCCGGGAATCTATGGTCACTTGAGCAACGCCGAATATCACGGCGGTGAAGGCGTTTCGAACTCGATGCTGTGCGTGCTGCGCGAGAAATCGCCCATGCACCTGAAGGCATTGCGCGATGCGGCGAACGACAACGAACCCACGGAAGCGCAGTTCATCGGCACGGCGTTTCACTGCCTGGTGCTCGAACCGGAAGTGTTCGTGCGCGAATACTGCCTGGGACTGCGCATGCAGGACGTGCCGGACGCGATTGATGATCGGGACCAGCTGGTGGCGATGGTCAACGAACTGAACGCCACGCGCCTGCCGAAACTGCCGACCAGTGGCAGCAAGGCCGAAGTCATCGCGCGCATTCAGCAAGCCTGGAACGATGACGACAAAGCAGTCATCACGCACACGCCCGACCAACTGGAAGCGCTGAAAGGCGCCGAACTGAAAGCCATTTTGGAAGGCATCAACGAAGGCCGCCAGGGCCTGCTGCCCGTCAGCGGCACGCGCCACGAACTCGCTGAAATCCTGAGAGCCAATGGCCGCCAGGTTACGCTGTGGTCGGACGTGAAGGAAGAATGGCTGCGCAACAATGGCCATCGCAAGGTGCTGGATCAGGAACAATGGGACCAGCTGCACGCGATGCGCGATGCGGTGATGGCGCATCCGGCGGCCAGCGCGCTGTTGACTGGCTGCGATTACGTCACGGAAATGTCCGCCTATGCAGTGGACCCTGACACGGGCGAACTGCGCCGCGTGCGCCCCGATCTGTGGCGCTTCGATGGTATCGTGGGCGATGTGAAAACCACGGACGACGCCAGTCCCGAAGGCTTCGCGCGCTCGATTGCGAAGTGGGGCTATGACGTTCAGCACCCGTACTACTTGGACACGCTGAACCTGGCGCTGCAGCAGGAAGCCGAAGCCACGGTGGATCACCCGACCAGCGCGAAGGCGTTTGCATTCCTGGTGGTCGAAAAGAAATTCCCGCACGCTGTCGCCGTGTACGTCCTGGATGGCCCCAGCGTTGACCTGGGCCGCGCGAAGTATCGCGCCAGCCTGAACACCTACGCAGAATGCAAGCGTGCTGGCGTGTGGCCTGGTTATGGCGACAAGGTGCAAACCATCAGCCTGCCGCAGTGGCATATGCGGCAGAACGAACACCTGCTGGATACGGCAGCGTAAAATCACTTCCTCCAACCACTGAAGGTACACCATGAGCATTTTTCAAATCGAAGATGCCGAACGCGAAGGCGCGCGGCTGGTCATTGGCCTGGGCGGCGTGTCGGGCGGCGGCAAGACATTCACCGCTCTGCAATTGGCCTGGGGCATGGCCAACTATGACAGCAGCAAGGTGGGGTTGATGTGCACGGAAAACCGCCGTGGCCGCCTGTATTCCGACGCGCTGAAGGACGCGAACGGCAAGGTTCACAAGTTCAAGATTGGTGACTTCACGCCGCCGTTCTCGCCTGCGCGGTACATCGAAGGCATCCAGGCGTTCGTTGATGCCGGCGTGGAAGTGCTGGTGATTGATAGCGTGTCGCATGAGTGGGAAGGCATTGGCGGCTGCGAAGATATCGCCACGGCTGGCAATCCGCGTAACCCGCGCTGGAACGAGGCGAAGGCCGAACACAAGCGGTTCATGAACGCCATGCTGCAGTCGCCGCTGCACATCATCGCGTGCATGCGTGCGCGCGAGAAAGTCAAGCTGGTGAAGGTCAACGGCAAAACCGAATACGAACCGCAGGGCGTTCTGCCGATCCAGGAAAAGAATTTCACGTTCGAACTGACGGCCAGCTTGATGCTGTGGAACGGCGGGAAGGAACGCGACATCATCAAGTGCCCCGCAGAACTGCAGGGCATCTTCGGCACGGCGGGCGAGGCAGCGCGCGGCTATCTGACGGCCGAACAGGGCAAGGCGCTGCGCGACTGGGTGGACGGTGCGAAGCAGGTGGATGACGCAGTGAAGAACGCGCGCGACGCGCTGCAGCTGGTGTGCGAACAGGGCATGGCCGCACTTCAGGAAGCATGGGCCAAATTGCCGGTCAACATCCGCAAGGCAATCGGGCCGAACGGCTGCCCTGACGATCTCAAGAAATCCGCGCAGGCGTTCGATACGCAGCGTGCCGCCAACAACGACAACAAGCAGGCGGATGACTTGAACAACACGCTGCTGGGCGGCGCCAACCAGTCCGCAGCATAACCAGGAAAGGAAAGGCAACGCATGGCACAGGCACAATCGAAGTATCTCAGCGCTGCGGAGGTGGTGCAGCGCTGGGGTGGTGCCGTCACCACCGGCACTCTGGCGAACTGGCGCAGCCAGGGAAAGGGGCCGCCGTTCGTGAAGCTTGGCAGCAAAGTGCGCTATCCAATCGCGCCACTCGAAGCCTGGGAAGCTGCCAACATGGTGGCCGCCAACGACAACAATGCACCGAACACTGAACGCATCGCATCATGAACATCGCACAAACACTTCAAGAGCGCGGGCAGCGCTATGGCGAATTCGAACACCACGCAATCATCGCCCAACGCATCCAGGATGCAATCCGGTGCGCCGATGGATGGGAAAACCTGGCGGCCGATCAGAAACAGGCGCTGACGGTCATCGCAGATAAAATCGCCCGCATGCTGAACGGCGATCCTTCGTACATCGACAACTGGCACGATATCGTCGGGTATGCGACGCTGGTGGAACAGCGCATGCTGCGCGATGAAATGCGCAAGACAGTGGCGAACGATAACGCGGGGCCGGCGCGCGTCTGACGATATCGACAAGGCGCAGGCCGCCGACGAAGTGAACACGCAGGACGCGCTGGAACGTCAGCGGCTGATTGCGGCAACGTCGCCGCGCCTGGCACCGCAAGGCTGCTGCCTGAACCCGCGATGCGGCGAACCATTCGAAGCCGGAAGCAACAGGCTTTTCTGTTGCGTCGGCTGCGAGCGTGAACGCGCACGGCTTGTGCGCATCTGATCTTTCCTAAGAGGCATCACACCACCATGAAATCTATTGGACTGGCCCGACTGGGCCGCGACGCCGAAGTGCGTTACCTGCCGGACGGCACCGCCGTTGCCAACCTGTCGCTGGCCGTGAACTACGGCAAAAAAGGCAGCGACGGGAATCGGCCCACGCAGTGGATTGATGCATCCCTGTGGGGCAAACAGGCGGAAGCCATCGCGCAGTACCTGGTGAAAGGTAGCGTGCACAGCTTCACGCTGTCGGATGTGCACATTGAAACGTATCAGCGCAACGGCGGCGGCGAAGGCTTCAAGATGGTTGCCCGCGTCGATGACGTTGAACTGGGGCCGCGCGTCGGCGGCGGTGATAACGGCTTCAGCCAGGATCAGCAGCCGCGCCAAGCCGCAGGACAGCAACGCGCGACGCAGCAGCGGCAGGCGCCGCAGCCGATGGACGACAGCGAAGATATCCCGTTCTAAAAAGGGATATGTGATAGAATGGGGGTTCTTAAACCCCCATTTTTCATTTCATGGACCAGCTGACTTGCGTTGCGTGTGACGCATTGAAACCGCGCGCCGACTTCTACGCGAACGACAGAAAGTGCAAGGAATGCCGCAAGGCGATGGTGAGGCTTGCGCGCGAAAAGAACGCGGACCATTACAAGCAATACGACAAGGCGCGAGCGAACAGGCCGGATAGGGTTGCCGCCAGGGCGGAATACGCGCAGACGGATGCCGGCAAGCAAGCGCGCATCAGGGCACGTCACAAATGGCAGGCTGCGAACGCAAAGCAGAAGGCGGCGCATGATGCGGTCAGCAGGGCCGTGCGCACCGGCCGCCTGGTGAAACAGCCATGCTTCATCTGCGGCGCCGACAACGTGGAAGCGCACCACCCAGGCTATGATTCGCCGCTGGCTGTCGTGTGGCTTTGCGTGGATCACCACAAAGAACTGCACGCCGAATTCCCGCGCGCAGCCTAGAAACAAAAAACCCGCCTTCGTGGCGGGTTTTTTGTGCGGGCTTATCAGGTTTCCATTGCCGCGCCCCTCGCTGGTTTCCAGGTCGTTGGGGCCACTGGTCATGTGTTGGCTGTGGTGGGCCGGGTCGCAACCGGCTGATTTTCCGCAAGCGGGCTAGTCCGCGCCTCTCATTCGGCTTGGGTGCACACCACACGGCTGGTCACTGAAACAGGTTTCGGCGCCGTCGCCTGTCGCCTGCATAGGACCGCTTAACGCGGGCTCCCGGTGCGCTTCCTACGCCAGTAACCATGCGTGTGGTGCCTGTCTTTCCAGGCCGTCAGGTTTTGCTTGTTCGCGCCACATCGCATGGGGTCAACGCGATCCAGGGTTTTTAGGCCCAGCTACCGCGCCCCCTGCCTTCTATACAAAACCGGTGGCTTCCGGTCATTGAGTGACGCCGTGTTATCGGCGTCGCCATTCAATCGAAGTGAAGCCACAGTGTACATCAGGCGGCCATCTTCATGTCGTCCCGTTGCTGCTGCTGTTGTTTCTTCGCAACCTGCACCACGTTCTTTTCAAACCACTTGCCCCACTTCGTCATCGCCACGCGCATCTGCGGCAGGTAGTCCGCGTGGTCATAGTGCTTGCCGCCAGTGTCGCCGCGTGCGTGCTGCTGGATCAGGTCGCGCGTGAAGCGGTCCACGCCGGCACCGTCACCCATGCGCGATTTCCACGTGCGGCGCAGGTCGCGCGCCTGGAATGGTGCGCAGCACGTCAGCGATGCGATGTGATGCGAGACAGCCAGGAAGCCCATGCGCTGCGCCTTCGATCCTGTGCGCGCGGGGAACAGCGGCCCATCGCCGTGCCAGCGCTTCAGGCGCTTGAATATCTCGTTTGCCTGGGGCGGCAGCGGGATGAAGTGCGGTTTCTTCCGGCCCTTGGTCTTGTGCACCGGGATGGTCCACAGCGCGCGTTTCGTATCGACTTCGCAGCCGTCCACCTTGATGGTTTCCTGCACTCGCTGGCCGCACAGCATCACCAGGCGCGCACAGTCGCCGGAACCTTCATCCGTCAGGTTCGCCCACACGGCCGCCATTTCTTCGGGCGACAGGTTGCGGCTGCGTTCCTTGTTCGCTCGCTTGTCCTTCGGCACGGCGGCAACCGGGTTCACCTGGATGCCCCAGTCATAGGTGGCATCTTGCGTGTAGTCGTTCGTGGCCTTCATCGCCCAGCTGAACGCTGACGACATATAGGTGCGCTGAATGTCCGCCGTGCGCAGCGCGCCGCGCTTCGCGGCTGCAGCCAGTGGCGCGCGGATATCGGCCGGCGTGATTTCGCCGGCCAGCTTGCTGCGGCCCAGCTGGTCGGCCGCGTTGTATTTCCCGGTAAGCAACACGTTTTCAACGTGCCCAGCCGATCCAGCATCGCGCGCCTTCAGGTGCGCCACGTACTTGGTGAACAGGTTTTCAACGGTGGGCGCTTCGGCCAGGTGAGCAAGGGCAACTTTCGGCTTAGGCGAAGCCTTCAGCGTCGGCTTGATTTTGTCGAACTCGCCGCGCGCTTCGGCCAGCTTCATGTCCGGGTATTGGCCCAGCTGCTTTTTCCCGCGCTCGCCTTCCTTCTGCCAGTGCGCGAACCATATTGCGGTCACGCCTTTGCGGGTCCTGCGGATGCGCAGGCGCAGGCTTCCTTCGCCGCGCTGCTTGGCGCCGTCATACAAAACGGTTTCGCCTTCGCAGTCGCGGATTGCGGCGTCGATTGTCGTTACTGTCAGCACGTCCCTGCCTCGCTTCTGTTGGGTTCTAGGGTGCCCTTCAGGGTGCCCTTGGGGTCAAAGTGACCACCCATTGAAGCCATTGCAGTTTCGGGCGTTCAGGTCAATTTCGCCTTGTGAATCAATGACGTGCGGTTAGTGCCGATGAAGGGCCGTTAAGGCCAATTATGGTGCGCGAGCAGCCTTCCAAGCTGAATACGAGGGTTCGATTCCCTTCACCCGCTCCAATGTTTTCAATGGGTTAGCAGGCAAATTGTTTTAGGCTTAAAACTCGGGGTGCCCTTCAGGGTGCCCTTGGCCAAAACTCATCACGTCGCGTAATCCACAATAATAATGCGTCACGCGGCCACATCTTCCACGTTCGAATCGTCGCCATCGTTCGGCAATTCCAATTCGATGGTGCTGCTATAGCCGCGATCATCCACGGTGTGTTCAGCGCGTGTCGCCACCCACTCGGTGGGCACGCCTTCGCGCCAGCCCTGCAGGACCACCTTGCATTCCGCCGCCAGGTCTGTGCGGCCTGGGCAGGTGATGTGCATGGTGATGCGCGCGCGCTCGCGCCGGGACAGTTCGGCGCGCGCTGCAGCTAGGGCCATTTCCGAAGTGGGGTAATACTGCTTCAGCCGGCGCACAGGCTCGCCGGAACCCACGCTGACTTCGTGGCGCTTGGCCTGCTTCACCGCGTGCCAGTACGCAACCACCTTGCCGGCTGTCTCGCGCTTGGACTGCACCATGCGCCAGCGGCTGCATTCCTTCGCCACCAGCGTGACGGTGGGCAGGTCTTTGCCGGTAACGCTCTTGAAATCGCCGCGCTTGGCCAGCGCCAGCTTGCCGCCTGCCGGCTTCACAACGGCATCGTATTTCTTGGCGATGCGCAGCAACAGGTTCAGGTCCGATTCGTCGGGCTGGTCGATGTGCGGCAGCTTGATGCTGGCGAGCGACGCCGACACAGCGCCTTCCATGCCGTGTTCCTTGGCGATCTTTTGCACCATCGCGCCCAGCGTGGTGCCGGCCTTCCAGCTGCGCACCTTCTGCGTTTGCAGGTCCGTCTTACCGCCCTTGCTCTTGTCGAACGTCGCGGCGCGCGCGCGGATGGTCATTTCGCCAGGCCAGCCGGCCAGTTCAATTTCGTCAACGATGAACAGGCCGATGCGCACGGCTTCGTTGTCGTAACCGAGGAACAGCTGCAGTTCTGCGCCAGTCGGCGGCACCTGGATGGGCTTCAGCGGGTCATGGTCGGCCAGAACGATTTCCAGAATGTCGCTCTCCACGCCAGCCTCGTCCGTGTAGCGAAGCGACACGAAGCGGTCCAGGATGGTGTCCGTGATGTTCTTGTCGTTCGCCAGCAGCTTGAAATTCGGGCGGATGGGTTGCGCGTTCAGTCCCATAGGCGGATTGCGTCTTGCGTGGCGGGCAACGTGAAATCGGGCAGCACAACGGTGACGCCGGCCGGCAGCAGCGGGCCGCGATCAGCCAGGCCGGGGTTGGCGTCCAGCAATTGTTCAACCACAAGGCCGTCGCGCGTGCCGTAGTAGTTCCAGGCGATCAGGTCCGCCGTGTCGCCGTCCTTCGTAACGTATTCTGTCATAGCGTGATGCCTGCGGATTGCAGCGCGTTGTTCAGCAGGGTGCCCAGCACGCTGCTGTCGCTTCCATCGAAGCGCTGCAGTGTCACGTTGAATTCGATCTTGCGCGGCATCGTGAACGCGGCGAACGCGCTGCTGGTTTCTTCCACGTCCGTAATCACCCACCGGCCGTACATCTTGCCTTGCGCATCCATCAGCAGATACGGCTTGCCGCGCGCAGCCATCGCCCGCAGCGTGGCTATTGCGTTCGTGCTGCCGCGCCACTGCGGATAAATGACGCCAGGCAGCGTGATGGTTTCATCGCCAGGCCCAACGTACTGCCGCACCGGAAGCTGGCCGAAGCGATCCTGCGACGGCCATTTGTATTCCGCCCTGCGCCGCATTTCCTGCGCCACCGCAACGTGCAGGGCGAAATTGAAATCGCCCAGCCGAAGCATCGGCACGAAGCCAGAAAGGAAGCCTGCCAGGCTCATCAGTTCACCCCGTCGAACATCGAAGAACGGTTCTTGATGCCGGCCTTAATGCCCAGCCGCCGTTCGATTTCATCAGCCAGCGCCTTGCTGTCTTGGCCTGGCGCCTGGTTGATGGTGAAGCTGTACTGGCGCGCGTCAGTCGTCGGCACGGCGGCCGTCGCGGGCTTCGGGACAGCCGGTAGTTCACGTGCAAGACGGTCGTTCTTGTCCTCGCCAACGCCTGGGTTTTTCCCAGTGGTGATGCGCTTCCAGCTGGCGGCGAGGAAGTCGCCGGCGGGCAGATACGCAGACGCGGCCAGCCAATCACCGCGCGCGAGCGCGGCGCGCCCCTTCGCTTCGTCGGTGTCGGGAAGCCCCATGGCTTTCGCCGCGCCAAGCGCAACGCCAGACAGCAGACCAACGGCGCCCAGCTTGCCAAGGAACCCCATGATCCCGGTGGATGCCGCCGTGGCAACAGCAGGAAGGCCGCCCAGCGCGCTTGCTCCGGTCAGGCCGGTAACCGCCAGCTTCGAAGCCAGGCTGGTTGCGGTCAAGCCGGCCACAGCCGCCGTGACGCCGACAAGCCCCCACGTCAGCGCCTTGAAGGCGGTCGGGCTTTCTTCGGCCAGCTTGTTCACGCTTTCCAGGATGCTGGCAATCTTTTCCATCGCGCTGGCGTACACGGGCAGCAAAACGTTGCCCATGCGCAAGTACGCATCTTCCAGGCGTGCGTGCGCTTGGGCTTCCTTGCCGGCTGCGGTTTCGCGTGCGCGCGCTGCGCTTTGCTCGATGTTGTCGGCGCGCGCTGCGTTGGCGGCTTCCTTGGCGATCACTCCGCGCTGCGCAACGCGCGTGGCCAGCATGTTCGCGCCGTTTCGGTTGCTGACGATCTGGCCGGCGACTTCGGCCACCTTCTGCATGTCGTCGGGGTCGATGCCGTTTTTCTTCAGCACCGGGATGAAATACTTTTCAACCCATGCCTGCGGGTCTTTCGCAAACAGGTCGTAACCGATCAGCGCGCCGGGGTCCAAGAACTTCACCTGGCCGGCCTTGTCCTCGACCACTTTGCTGTGGTCCGCAATCAGCCCCATGCGCTCCATGTTGTTGGCGGCGCGCTTCGTCACGCGGCCCTGCGCCAGCGCCTGGTACAGCGACATGCTGGCCGTGCCGAACGTGTCGCCGCCCATCTCTTGCATCAGGTGCGAACCGCCGTAGTAGAAGGCTTCATCACTCATCGCCTTGGCAGCAATGCCGCCAGTGCGCAGCGCGGCCTGCATGGCCTCGCCAGTGATCCGGCCGCCAGTCGCAACCATCACCTGGTGCGCCATGTTGGCCTGCTTGTTGTACTCGGCTTCGTCCTTCGTGCCGTTGCGCAGTTCGATCACCTTGCCCATCGAATACGCGGCGTGCTCGGCCAGGTTGGTGCCGTTCGATTGATCGTACAGACCGAGCGCGAAGCGCTGTTTCAGCGCGAGCGGAAGCGCAGATGTGGCGTGGTGAACATCACCGAATGCAGATGCCAGGTCGCGTGCGGTTTCTGTCGCTGCAACGGCGGACACGCCGAACGCCTTTTGCGCGGTCGCGGTTTTCAGCAGGTAGTCAGAATCTTCCTTGCTGAAGCCAAGCGCGCGAATACGCGCCTGCTCGTTCTCCATCTGCTTGGCTTCTCGGATCAGCGGGCGCCCGACAACAGCGCCAGCCGTTGCGGCGGCGCCCACGGCAATTCCGGCGCCTTTTACAAACCCGCCGATCTTCTCGGCTCGCGCCTGCGCTGTTGCAAGGCGATCATGCGCCCTGCGTGCCTTATCAAGTTGATCTGTCAGTTTGGCGTATGCTGCGCGCCATGGGTCAAGGGACCGCGTGCCTTCGCGACCCAACTGCTGGATAGCTTTACCCATGTCACGGTGCCGTCGCTCCAGGTCTTTGACGGTCTTTCCCAGTTCGCCAAGGCGCCCCTTCACGTCACCGAAGGTGCTGCGCAGGCTGCTGGAAATTGCGCCGCCAATGGTGATAACGGCCGAAAGCTTTTTATTGGTTGCCATTCTCGTTTAGGCCGTCAACCCACCACACGAAACGCGAAGTGCGCATGTTCAAGATGGACGATTCCGACCATCCAGTGTGCGACGCGAGCGCCAGCGCCGCCTTGCGCACGTAGTCCGCGCTCAGTCGATAAAACCCCCGAAGGCAGCCTGCAGGCGGGCGTAATCGCGGACGGGCAGGCGTTGAACGTCTGCCGGCGCGATTTCGCAGAGGTTGGCGAAGAACGCCACTTCCTTTTCCGCTTCGTCGCCTTTCACCTTGGATGCCGCCAACTGGTCGCCCACGGTCGGCTCGCGCATCGTCAGCGTTTCCAGCTTCGCGCCGTTGACTTCCAGGGGGCGCGACAGCGTGATGGTGACGCTGCCATCGGCGTCATTCGTCTGCAGCCACGGCTTCTTTGCGTTGCTCATTCTTTCACCTGTTTAAACGTCATTTGTGATGCTGGCCGGTCTGCGCCGGCCATGCTGTGATTACAGGCCCAGCGCGCTGCGCAGCGTGGCCAGGGTGTCGGTGCCGTTGATGATGGCCACCATGTTTTCCACGTCGATTTCGTGCACCGTGCTGTCGCCGTGCTGCAGCTTGTAGTACGAAAGCGACAGCGTTGCCTTCAGCGAAGGAACGTCGCCGGGCTTCCAGGTGCCGGGGTCCATCGAAGTGATCTTGCCTCGCATGTTCATCACCACGGGCGTCACTGTGCCGTCGAACGATTCCAGCGCTCCGCGAATGGTCAGCGGGGTGCTGGAACCCTCGACAACGCCGAACAGTGCCAGCACGTCGCGGTCGTAGGAAATCAGGCTGAAATCGCTTTCCAGCCCTTCCATGCCCATGGTGATCTTCACGGGCGCCTGCATTCCGCCGCCCATGAAGTCTTCGGTCTTCAGCGTAAGCTTGGGCGGGTTCACGTCCTGAATTTGGCCGGCCATGCCTTTGCCGTCCACCCACAGGGTAAGGTTCTTCAATACGTCACGTGCGGCCATGTGTTCAGGCTCCTGATTTCAGCAGGGCGCCGAAGCGCCCGTGTCGTTTAGTTAAAGATGGTCGAAATGTAGTCGTTGACCATCTGGCTGCGGAACGTCACGTGTTCAGCCGGGAACGATGGCGTGAAATCGAAATCGAACCAGATGTGGCCATCCGCGATTTGATCTTCCGTGTTCAGGTCCGGGTCAGCCCAGCACCGGCCGCCAAGGATCGCGCCGCGCGTCACAAGGCTGCGCAGGAAAGCGTTGACGCCTTCCACCACTTCAGTGACGTACTGCTTGCCGATGGCACGATCAACCGCCCACAGGTGCGCAGCGGCCAGGCTGTCGTTGATGATATCAGCGGTGCGCACGACGCACAGGAATTTCCACTTCGGATCGCTCGACAGAGTGCGGTTGCCCCACAGGCGGAAACCGTTCTGGCGAATGATCGTCGCCACGTTCTTTTCGTTCAGCAGGTTGGCACGGCTGTTCGGATCGCCCAGCTTGAAGTCAACCGGCCGCGCGGTGCCCTGGATGCCGTTGATGGTCTGATTGCTCGGGGACCACCAGAAGCCCAGGTCGTTGTCGGTCTTGGCGATCAGGCCAGCCACAGCCGCACTGGAATATGCATTCACCAGGTTGCCGGCGCTGTCCGTCTTGATCGCGTTCGGGTCAACCACATACACGCGCTTGCTGCCAAAGTCGCCTGCGTAGGCGATGGCGTCAGCGTCGTTCGTGTTCGGGCCATCAGCGACGATGACAGCGCGCATGCGCTCTGCAATGCCGATCAGTTCGGCCACCACGGCATTGCCAACCGTGCCAAGCGTCGCAACGAAGGTTGCACCAGTACCAGCGCCAGCGCCAGCCGGCAGTGCGAACGTGGGCGCAACGGTGTAGCCGCTGCCAGGGTTCGTGATGGTGCGCGCCGTCACCTTGCCGCCGGAAACGGTGGCCTTGGCAGCAGCGCCGCTACCGCCAGTGCCGCCGGTCACGGTCAGGTCATATGTGCCGTCCGTGTATCCGCTGCCCTGCGCGCCAGTCAGCGAAACGACGCCGCCAGCCGTGCGCTGGTGCGTGAAGCCGGGTGCGATCAGGATGCGAGGCGCGAAGCCCACAACGGATTCCGCCCCCAGGAACGCCTGCACGCCAAGATACTGGCCGGTGTTCGCGTCCACGCCGCCCAGCACGTTCGCCAGAGTCGCTTTGTCGTCGGCGCCTTCCTCCACGCGCACAACGATCACCACGGCGCCCGCCTGGTCGAAAATCGAATCCATCGCATCGGGCAGCGTGCCACGGCCCTGGCCGGCCGTATCCAGCTTTGCGGCCGTGGCGCGACTGCCTGCGACAAGCACAGGCGTGTTCAACGGGAACACTGCGGGGTCGGCGTCGGGCGCGGTGCCCACAATGCCGATGACGGAAGTGCGCACCACCGAAATGGGGCGCGGGCCGGCGTCAATCTCGACAACTTCAACGCCGTGCAGGAAAGTATCACCAGCCATGTGTTGGTCCTTTGGTGGTCGGCACGAAATCAGAATTGCCGCCATTTTCCAGGCTGCGCCCGCGCGTTTCTTCTTGTGGGATTTCCGCGCAAAAAAACCGCCCACGATGGGGCGGCAAACAGGCGTGCGGTGGCTGCGCTCTCAGGTCTTGATGATCTTGTTCAGGATGATGCCAGGCTGAACGTTCGGGTGCGCACCGTCCGCGCCCTGCGCGGCGTTGGTGATGGTGACGCCAGCGGGCTGCGAAGCATTCGAAATCGTCACGCCCGTGGTCTTGCTGGCGTTGTTCAGGGTGATGCCGGTGCCGGCCGCACTGATCGTCGCTCCGCCAGGTGCATTCAGCCCGAACGCGCCACCGCCAGTACTGCTTCCGCCGCCGTTATATGCTGCGTTGTGGCTGTGCGTGTGTCCCGGATCGCTCAGTGTGTTGGCGTGAACGTGGCCAGGATCGTTCAGAACGTTTGCGTGCGTATGGCCGGGGTCGTTCAGCGTGTTGGCGTGCGTGTGCGACGGCATTTGCGCCGTGGTCAGCGTATGCGACTGCGCGCCACCAGTCGAACCAAGCGTGGTTCCATTGATGCCATGGCCACCAGCAGCCGTGATGCGACCAGCGGCCGTGCCGCCCATGTCATCCTTGCCGATGACTGCGCGCCCGCGTGCATCCGGCAGGTTGAACGTTGTGCTGCCGTCGCCAGCGCCATACGTGGTGCCGATGGCGGCGAACAGGTTGGCGTAAGTGCTTCGGCTGACTGTCTGGCCGTAGCACATCAGCCAGCCATTCGGTGCGGTAGTCCCGGCGAAGTCCAGAACGGTGCCGGTCATACCGGCCCACATGTCAAGTACGCGGCTCATACACTCCCTTGTTGGAGAACAGCAGCAACGTCAGGATTGGCTGCCAGGAAATCCCGCAGCTTCGCCACAGGGTCGTTGTCGTTTGCGGGCGTCGGCTTCGTCACCAGTTCCCACTTTGCGCCGTTCCAGCGCGGCCACTTGTCATCGGCCCATTTCATCGGTGGCGCCGTCATCACGGCGCCAGCCGGAATCAGGTACACGCCTTCTTCAAGCGGACTTTCATCGGCTACTGTTTCGCCAACGAACAGGCCGGCGCTGTCGATTTGATATGCGGGTTTCGTGCTCATGGTCAGTATTTGATGCAGGCCAGCATGGCCACGTTGCGCGGGCGATTTTCTGCGGCGGTTCGTGCCACAGATGCGTTGTCGAAATTGATGTTCCACAACGTGCTATTGGGGCCAGTCGTGGTGTTGCTGCTAACCCCAGTGGCTGTCAAAGACAGCGCGCCAGACGCAGCGCTTTGCGACACGAACGCAACCCATCCCATCGAACCCTGAACGCGCTGCTGCGCGTCGGTCTGAGAACTACCGATGGTCCGGCTGGCATCAACGCCGCGCCCATCGTCCCAGCCGCGCATGAATTCGCCGCGAAGGTCGGGAAGGTTAAACGTGTTGAAACCATCACCAGCACCGTAGGTGGTGCCGATGGCTGCAAACAGCGCAGCATATGCTGTGCGGCTCACAGCCGCGCCGTTCGCCTTCAGCCATCCAGCAGGCGCGGTGTTGCGGGCCGTGTACGCGATGTGTCCGGCAGGCGCGAATGTGTCAGTGTTCGCCTTGCTGTCCACGCCAATGTTTGCGCGCGCCGCGCCCTGGTCCGGGATGTCGGATAGGTTCTTGGACTGAATCAGCGGTGTTGGCACGAACGAGGCTGGGTCGTTCTGCACGAAATCCACTTTCGTGCCGTCAGGGTAAGACTGCGCCAACGTCAGTTTTGACTTATCAGTGGGGTGCGGCGTCCATTGGTCAGGGCGAAGGCGGACGCCTTCGATGTATGCGGCCAGCCCGATAGTGGTACAGGTTGTCAGCGTGACGGCGGCTTGACCAGCCGCGAGCGTCTGCACTTCTTCCACGGTCGAAACGATGACGTTTGCCGTAGTCGGGTCAACCCACTGCACATCACCGTCCGCATTCGATTTCTTCGAAAGGTACTGACCGGTGGTGCCGCCCTTCAGCAGGTACGGCAGCGTGATGGTGTTCGTAATCCACGACTGCGTGGCCACGGCCACGTTCGGGTCTACCTGCAGCGTCACCACGCTGGCATTGCTCACCAGGAACTGCATGCGGATAACCGTATCCGCGTATGCACCTTCAGTGTCAGACGGCTTGTAGGTGTTCGGCACGTTGGCGACAGCAAACAGCGCGCCGGTTTCATCGAACACGCCAACTTCGCGGATGACGAAGCCACCCAGGCTTGCCGGCACGATCAGTTCAGCGGTGAACAGCAGCGGGTTCGTGGGGTCCTGATAAACCCGATTGGGTGCGTGCCGCGTGCCTGCAATTTCGCGCACCAGGTTGGTTTGCGTCTCGCTCGGCGTGGTTGGGTTGCCGCCGCCATCACCAACAGCCATTGCCGTCAGGTTGATGGGCACGCCGGATGCTTCGGCCTGCGCCATGCGCTGCAGGCCGTAATTGGTATGGATTGTTTTGTAAGCCATTTTTATCGCGCGGTTTGTTTCAATTGCTCAAGTTCTGCAACGCGCTTTCGAAGCGATTGCAGTTCGGCAACCATGTTTGCAATGATTTCTGGAGAACCGTAGAACACGGATTGATGGTTTGGCCTGCCATCTTCAAAAACTGCGTCCTTTTCTCCAGTGACGCTAGTTGGCGAAACCTCCTGCACCTCGTGCGCCAAGAATCCGACAAATGGCGATCCGTCAGCTTTCCAACGGCCGCGCTTCGGCCGAAGGCTGTCAATAAAGTCGCCGGAGTCGATTACCTCTCCGTCAATTTCCTTCAGGCGATAGTCTGAAGACGTGTTGTAAGCGGTGGCTGTCGAACTCGTGGTGATAGACCCAACGCCGCCATTGCTTGCCGTGGCGAACAGCACGGCCGTGCCGCCGGTCCCATCGTTCTGAATAATCGTGCTGTAAGTGTTGCCCTTCTGGCTGACTTGCAGCGTTGCGGCCAGGCCGGAAATAGCTGCGGTCGGGCCAATCAGCGTATTGCCGTTGTCCAACATCGTGATGCCGCCGCTCGCGCCTGGGATGGCAGTGAACGGCGACCCGGCGCCAGACGTGGCGACGTTGCTGCGGTATTTTTTCGCGCTGGCGTCCGTGATGGCACCGAACAGGCCGCCGCGAATATCCGACCGACCGCATGTTAGGTTTAGCGTGTCGCTTGCTGACGGCGCCATGCAGTTGTCGAACAGTACCGACATGGCGGTGGAATTCAGCACTGCAACCAAGCCAGATTGCTGGTTGACGAACTGAGTATCCCGGAACGACAGGAAGAACGCCGGGTTGCCCGTGCTTTCGTTCTGGATGCCGGTGCCGTTGTTCACTTCAAACCAGCACTTCGAGAAATGGATTTGTGAGTAACCAATTTCCGCGCTGATGCCAGAGCGAATCATGATGGCGCCAGTTGATGGCACGCCAGATTGCCCGTTTGCTTCGATATCGCACCCGAAGAAGAACACGCCGCTGGCGTGGTTCAGGTCGGCCGCAAAACTCGAATTTGCGATGATTTGGCAGTCATAGAAGGCCACCAAATTCGCATAAATGTTGTTGGCGCTCTTGGCGCACTTATAGCCGGTAGCGTTGTCGTGCAGCGTGCAAGAGCGCGCTTGGAATACCAGCGAACCGGAGCTATTGATTGCGCTTGCGCACGCGCCGATATCCACGTTTGTCAGCGAGAAACGCGCGCACTGGCTCACATAGATTCCATCGTGCGCCTTGGCGTTGCCGACAATCGAAAAGTCGCGGAAGTCGCTGTAGTTCGTGAGTACGCCAGTGTTCGCACTCCAATTGAAAATCGGGGTGGTGGTGCCACCTGTTTTCTTGAATACAGTAGCTTTCTTCCCGGCGCCCGTCACGTTGACGGTGATGGCTGACGCGAAATTGAGCGAAACGCTTGTGAGTAGGTATGTCCCTGGCCCGAAGAACAGTTCTCCGCCACCCATTGCATATACAGCGTTTGCGGCAGACTGTGCATTGCTAGTGTCATCGGTTGAATTGTCGCCCTTCACGCCGAACCACTTGGCATGCACGCGACCGTTGAAGCCGAACACCGTATAACCATCCCGGATGAACCGACCGTCGCCAGTTGCCGGCGCAAAAATAATGCCGCCGTCAGCAGTTTGCGTGCTGGATGCGTAATAGATAAACACGCCGCCGCCGCCATCACCAGCGGAAGAACGGCCTTTCGCATGAATTACATCCCCATCACGAAGGCCCGTCGATGCTGCCGCCGTGATGGCGTCAACGCGAGCCACGGCACGCGCCACAAGCGCAGCACCCTTCGTTGCATCACTTGCGTTGGCAAGGTCTGCGGACGGCGCTGCCGCATTTGCAGTGGCTTGCGCGCTGTTTGCTGTGGCCTGTGCCGCGTTAGCAGCCGCTTGCGCAGAAGCGGCAGACGTGCCCGCAGACGATGCGGCGCCAGCAACCGAAGCAACATCGTTGTTCAGCTTCTCAGTCCGGTTGAGAAGCGCCTGTGCCTGGGTATTCATCGGGCCGCCGGGGCCGCCTCGCGCCACCGTAGTTTCTTCAAGCTGCGGGACATCATCCCAGCCTGGTGTCGGGTTTAGATTCGTCATCGTTTATGCCGTAATTCCGTTCAGTGTCTGCGATCCGTCAAGCACCCATCCACCGTTCAGCAGAAGCGGAACGTTGTGTGGTTGCTCGTATGTGATGGTGATTTCATTACCAATGCCATTCACTCCAGCGCTGTAGAGCGTCGCCCGCGTAGTTGCGCTCGGCACAACTTCATCCATGTGAGAGCGCAGATTCTTCGTGGACTCGACCACCTGAAGAATCTTCTTCAGCGCAGTCTGGTCAATGCCAACCTGGTCAGCGGTCAGCAGCAAACGGTACGTGTACGGCTCGCCAGCAGGCAGCTGGTTGAACCACTCTTGCACCTGCACGCCGAAGCCAAGCGCTGCAAGCGCTTCCTTCACAGCGCCAATGGTGCCCTTGTATCGCTGCACAGGAACAGCTGCCTTGATCGCCGCGCGCTTCTGCGCGTCCGTCCAATCTGCATCCCATTCATCAACGCTGAATGCCCATGCGAGCCACGGCAGCAAATTCGCCGGGCAGGTGTCGGGGTTCCATACGTCACGCGCAGGCACAGGCACATCGCTGATACGGGCGATGCTTTCGGCCAGTGCAATTTCCAGCGGCGTGGCGTTGTTCGGCAGCAGGTCAGACATCGGTATCAGGCGCCACGGTCAGATTGATGCCAGTGCAGTAGGGTGCCTGGCCGTCCGAAATGACGATGTTCGCGGTAGGCAGGTTCAGATTCACACGCTGAACGCCAGGCTGGTGCAGAGCCTGGTACACGCCGGACAGGCTCACATCGTAGCCGTTGCGATGCACTGAATCCGCGTATGCTTGCGCAGCCTTGCGCGCAGCATCAACCACCACGGTGGAATCCGGCCCAGGGTACAGAACCAGTTCAGCGTCGATGCTCCACGGCACGATGCTGGAAGACTGCACCGTCACCTGGTCCGTCATCGGCCGCACTTTTTCCGCGTTCAGCGCCGCAGCCACAGCATCGATTTCAGCCTGGCTTGCCGTGCCATCTCCATTGCGCGACAGCACATAGACAACAACCTGGCCAGGCACTGGCGACACTGCGGAAACGTCCTTGATGGTGCCGCCGGCACTCAGGCCGTGATACACGTAGCTGCCCTCACTTCCGGCGGTCGTGTAGCTCTCAAGGGAAACAGGGATGCGCGCGCGGTAATCTTCGTCGGACTCCCACACGGCCGGCGTCGGCGGGATGGTCGTGTCGTCGGCCGGCTGGATCAGCAAGCGAGGCACGTTGTAGTTCGCCCCGATCTGGTCCAGGTCCGAACCCTTCGCAAACGCGAGCATGACGGCGCGCACGGCTTCGTTCGCGCGCTGCCGCACCAGAACTTCACGGTACGCGCAGACTTCCAGGATTTTGTAAGCAGGGTCGCTTTCCAGCAGCGCCGTGAACGGCTGCCCTGCGGCCTGCATGCGTGCCTGCAGGTCTGCCAGCATCGCTGTCAGGATGGTTTCGAAGTCCAGCGCTTCAACGGCGTTCGGCGCCGGAAGCTGCGACAGATTAACAACGGTGAAGGCGCCAGCCATTACTGCACCTTGATGCCGTCAAGCGTCACCAGCTGGCCATTCGGCAAATACTCGCCAGTCAGGTCCAGCGCGATTGCGCCAGCGTCGGCGCTCGCAATCTTGACTTGGGTTAGTCGGAAACGCGGTTCCCAGTTCGCCAGGGCTTCGGCCGTAGCTGCGTACAGGTCCATGATGGTTTCGCTGTTCGTCGGCGCGTCCACCAGTTCGTACAGCCTGCTGCCGTAGTCGCGGCGCATCACCCGACTGCCCAGCGGGGTAGTCAGAATGTCCTGGATGGACTGACGCAGGTGCGCGATTCCATCCAGCGGCTTGCCATCGGTTGCACTGGTCCCGTTCATGCCGCCATTGTCGGCGGCATGTGTGATTGCTTCTTCTTGTGGGATTTCCGGCTATGGCACCGAATTGCTGGTGCGGTTGCCGTCGCCTTGCTCGATGTGGCCGTGGCCCTTCAGGCTGATATTGTCTGCCGTCACGTCACCGTTCACGACATTCACGCCGCCATCAATCGCGTTCGCGCCGCCGTCGCTGCCCGCCTTGCCCGACACGCCGGACAACCAGGAAAGCAGTTTCTTGACCGTCGCCATGCCGTCGAACGTCGCAGCGTCGCCTTTGTGCTCGAACTGCGCAGCCGTCAGCGTGGCCTTGCCGTCTTCCAGCACCAGCGACGTGCTGCCAACCTGCAGGGTAATCTTGCCGCCGGCCGGTACGGTGTACGTGTAGGACTTCGCGGCGCTGTCGTGCTCTGACGTGCTGCCGTCAGGGTACACGGTCGTTTCCTTGTCCTGGCTGCTGGCCGGCGCCGGATGGTCATCCTGATAAAAGCCAGGCAGCACGAACGCCTGCGCAGGATCGCCATACGGCGAAATCACCACCACCTGTTCGCCTGGTCGCGGCGCGGACCACTTGCGCGTTGCGCCAGCGCGCCCAGCGCACCAGGGCAGCCAGTCGGTTTCAAGTCCGCCAGTGCTGCACTTCACGCGCGCGTTCGCGGCGTCCAGTTCGATCACGACGCCATACCGCACCATGTTCGCCTGCATGCGGTCCAGTTCGCTCAGCCCGTATGCGTTCATCGCGGCACCACGCGGGTGTAGTCAGGTTCATGGCCGATGCCGATATCAGGCGACACGCCGGCGAACACCTGCGTAGGAACAGTGCCGTCATTCGTCCAAACGGTATCCCCCAGGTGGACAGGCTGCGACCACTCCACGCACCACACTTCGTACTGGTCAAGTTCGGGCTCGAAGTCGCTTCGGCAAATGCTGGTGACGTATGCTGGCCCGGTGCGAGCACCAGTCCAATGATGAAGGCGCAACCAGGCGCCGAAAGCAGCGGCGAACTTCCGAATCTCGCGCTTCACGTTCGGCGCGCGGAATCCGAAGATGATTTCAGCCTCGAACCGAGCATTGACGGCCAGTTGTCCGGTGCCAGGGTCAATGTCAGGGTCCGGCTCGAATTCCGACAGGTCAAGCAGGACGGCGGGCAATTTCAGGCCGTCGCGCCCGCCCTTGCGTTCTTCGGTGCGGTAGAACTCGACGGTCTGCAGGTCTGGAAACTGCGCCTTGATATCAGCCACGATGGCGTCGTGCAGCGCGTCCAGGTCAACGTTTGTGTTGCGGTCCATTATGCGGCACCAATTTTGTACTTCACGCGCGCCTCAATCTCGCGCTGGAACAGCGGCCAGAAAATCTTTTCCACTTGCACGAAAATGCGGTCTTCCACGAACACATCAGCCTTGTCCTTCACAGGCATCAGCTGTTCTTCGATGTGCAGCCGTGCCTTGCTGGCGCGCTTGAAAATGGTTTTCCCCTTCGCGTATCGGCTGCGCGCAACAAATGCGCCAGGGAATTGTCGGCCGCGAAACGCCGCGCCCGTCGCCGTCTGCACCGGACGCCCCCTGAACCAGGACACAGGCATATCGTTTAAACCATACCAAAGCTTCACGCCTTCAATGTCGCCGCGCAGCTTCACCGACTTCAGGCGCTTGCGCAGCGCGTTAAGCCGCTTCAATTCCAATTCGTCGCGCAGCCCCTTAGCGGACAACGTGCGCAGCTTCGATGCGGTGCGCTTCAGCGCTCGCGCAAGCGCCAGCTTGATCTGCTTTTCACTCGCGCCAAGTTCGTCGCCAATGCGCAGCAGGTCGTTCCACTCGATATCGAAGTGGATCATTCTTCGGTCAGTTCCAGGACTTCCAGGCCAGTGCCGTCAGGCTGCGGGTACGTCATGATGCCGAACGTGCCGAACAGCGTTGCGCCGTCCGCTTCGTAGACTTCCAGGCCGTCGCCGCGCCGCGCGCCGCTGCACATGCCTTCCACGCACGTGAACTTCGGTTTCGTCGTGTCCTGCTCGTACTCGCCCAGCGATGCTTCTCGGTACGGGCCATCATAGATGCCGGTGATTTCTCGGCGCGTGCCGTCCTGGAACAGAATGACTCCGCGCACAGCGAAGTCATCCTGGTCCACGAATTCCGCAGGGTTGTCCCAGGACGGATGCGGCATTTAGTTGCCGCCCTTGCGCTTTGCGGCCGGCTTTTCTTCGTCGGCCTGTTCTGCAAACGCATTCGGCATCGCGGCTTCGGCCGCAGCCTTTGCCGCCTCGACGTTCGTATCTTCGTCGCCTTCGACGGCTTCGATGACTGCGTGCAGTTCTGCCTTGCCACGGCGCAACAGGTCTTTGGCTTCGCTTTCGACCATTTCGACCAGCGAGCCAGCGCGCACGATGGCGCCTTCCACGACAATGGCGGCGGTCAACTTCAACTGCACAATGCGTTCAGCGATGCTTTTCATGATTTCCCCATCTGTTGGCAAAAATGGCCGCCGGGTGGCGGCCATTCGGCTTACGATGCGTCGCTACCCATTACGGGTTCGCGGTCGCGGTCTTGCTTGCGTAGGTGAACGATTCCTTGTGGCGGATGTTCATGTCCACGTCCTGGAATAGAACGATGCGGGTGCCGCCCGATGCGCTCAGGCTGTACGGGTCCACCATCATGTCCAGGCCCGACCACAGCGCCAGGATGAAGTCAGACCAGTTGCCGAAGAACACGTCGCCGGCTTCCAGCTGGTTGGTCACGTCCACCGTGTAGCCGTTGATCGTGTTGCCAGGCTCCCAAATCCGCTGCGAACCGTTGACGTTCGGGAATTGCAGCGTGGTCTTGGCGGCGCCGCGTGCGCGCGCGTTGATGACGTAGGACAGGCTGCCCAGGTCAGCGTCAGCCGCCGCCACGTCCGTTTCCATCTGCACATACTCGGCATAGGACGGGAACACGTCAGCGAGCGCCACGGCGTGAATGCCGGTCTGCTGCAGCAGGCCCTTGGGCTGGCCGGCTGCGCCGCTGCCGTACAGCACGGCCTTGTCCAGCGCCAGAGCCATCACCTTCAGCAGATCGTTGCGGACGATCATTTCGGCGTCGGGCGTCGATTGCAGCATCAGGCGACGGGTGATTTCCGTGCGGGCGGCCAGCGTCTTCGGGGAGAACCCGATCTGGTCGATACCCGGTTCGCTTTCCGGCGCGTCCGAACCTTCACCGATCCAGTACGCCTGCGCTGCGCTGTTCTGGCGCGGAATGTCCACGTTGCCGACCAGGCCGCCCATCGAAGTCACGCGCTTCAGCGCCCAGGTGCGGTGACGCAGCAGTTCGATGAACTGGTCTGCCAGCAGGTTCGTGGCGATGGCGTTGGAGCCAGGGCCGCCGCTCGGGGTCGTGGTGGAGAATGCGCGGTTCAGCACGTCCGCCGGGATCATCAGGCCGCGCGACTGCTTGCCGGACTTGTCCTGTGCAGCACGCGAGCATTCGAATTCGAACGCCGCTTCCCGCTGGTATGCGGCATTCGTCGGGTTCGCCAGGGCGCGGATGGCGCGCATGATGCTGAACGAACGCGCTTCCTTGTCAGTCAGGCCAACTTCACCGTCCTTCACCTGCTCGGACAGCGGCTTTTCCGCGTTGCGCTTCGTGGCGAAGTCCGCCAGCAGTTCGCGGCGGAAGTCTTCGGCCGACTTGCCAGCAGCGATGAATTCCAGCGCCTTATCCACCTTGTCGTACTGGCGGCCCATTTCGGTCAGTTCGCGAACGCGGGCGCGTTCGGCATCCTGGCCACGTGCTTGCGCGGCGGCAACGTCTGCGCCAGCGCGTTCGGTGATTTCGACGGCGCCAACATCGTTGCCGGCATCGTCCACAGCAACGCGGCACAGATTGCCCTGGGCGTCGCGGAAGGTGCGATATTTCATGGTTGGTTGGTCCTCAGTTGATCCACGCCCAGCGGCGATGTTTTGAATCTGCGTCGGATTGTCCGCCTGCTTTGCGGGCTTTTCTTCTTGTGGGATTTCCGCCTTGCGACCCACGCCAACGGTGTCATCCGCAGGGACCGACACGAAGCTGATTTCAAACGGCAGCCAGTCCGTGACGCTGTACACGTCCACGTCGCCGCGCTGCTCGATAAGGCGCATGCCGTTAACCAGGTAGCCAACGGACACCTTTGTGATGATGCCGTCAGCGATATCCTGCAGCAGCTGTTCGCCAGCCGGCGAACGACTCAGGCGAACCACGGCGCGCCCCTTGCGGTCGCTGTCGATGCGTACGGATTCGACAACGCCGCGCTGGTCGTCCCAGTTGTGCATCCAGAGAACCGGCGCGCCATTCTGCAGGCGCGACAGATCAATCGCGCCTGCCTCGTGCGACAAAATCTCGATGCCGAACCAGCGTTCGTACTCGACTTCGCTACTGAACGACAGTTCGACGGTGCGCGCTTCCAGGTCAACGGCGCCCACGTCTGCGACGCGCTGCAGGCCGCCGCGCTCCTTGATTTCGTGCAGGCGCTCGGCCAGCTTGTTCGTTTGCTGCGCGCCGCCGTCGCGCGTCATGATGCGATTCCGCATGTTCATTCCTTCGGTTGTTTGGCCACGGATTCGTCGGCCTTGCTCGGTGCCGCTTCAGGCGCCGGCAACAGGCCGAACATCACCATGATGAAATCTTCAGGGATGCCGTTTGCGCGCATCTGTTCGATGCTGTCAGCGATTTCCTGGTAAACCGTGTCGGGGTCGCGCCCTTGCTCGCGGATCACCTGCGAAGGCGACGTGAGACCAGCGCGAATTTCCGTCACCTTCGCGGTGGCGTCCGACTTCGGATCAACCCACGGCCAGCGCTTCGGCTGCCAGTGTACCTGCTTGTACGTGGCGATGCGCGAAGCCGGCAGCGGCTTGCCGTTCTTCAGGTTGACGATTTTTTCCGACAGCAGCGCGATTTTCAGCCAGTCGCGGTACACAACCTGGCACAGCTTTTCAATCAGCCACTGCTGCAGTTCTTTCCATCCCTCGCGTTCGTCAATCTTTCCGTCACGGATGCTGGAAAAATTCACGCCTTCCAGGTCGTTCGCCAGGCTGTTGTACGCGACGCCCCAACCAGTGGCGGCGCCGCGTAGCATCGCCTTGTTGAACACCGCGAATTCACCGCTGGGGTACTGTGGATTCCATTCCGCCAGCTTCGCGCCTTCAGGCAGTTCGTGGAACGATAGCGGTTCAGCGTTGATGCTGCCGGCAACGTCCGTGCCTTCATCAACTTCGGGGCCGAAGCCCTGCTCGTATTCGATGAAGCCCATTTTAGACGCCGACGCGCGCGCGTTCTGCACGGCCGCATCTTCGAAGCCCTGCAGGTGGTGCATGCGGAACAGGCCGGTGGCCGTCCACGGAATGCCGCGCTTCTGGCCGGCCATTTCCTTGACGAACCCGTGGATGATTTCATCCGCAGGGATGCGCGCGAACCCTTTGCCGCTGACGCTGTAGTAAAAATATGCGTCGAACTCATCCGTGCTGGCGAAGTGGTACGCGACGGGCTTTCCGTGGCGGTTGAACTCGATACCGTTGCGGATGAAATTGCCGCTGTTGTCGAACTTGTAGTTCTCGTAACGGACCTGAAGGCGCTGCGGGTCGATCAGTTGCAGTTGAAAACCGAACTTGCCCGCGTCAGCGCCGCGCACCTTGCGGAAAATGAATTCACCATCCCGCGCCGCGTGTTCAACGGCGAGGTTCTGCATTTCTCGCCACGACAGTTCACCGGCAACATCGCAATTCTCTGCCTCGCACCATTCCTTCCAGGCGGCTTCAATCGCGTCGTTCGCGTTCTTGTCCAGCTTGCCGTTCGCAAGCGTGGCCTTGGCTTGCAGCACGACGCCGTGGTGGCCAACGATGTTCTGGCGGCACTTGCGGATGAAACCGCGCACGTAGTCGTTATTCGACCACTGTTCGCGCGAGCGGGCCACCAGCGCCTGCTGGCGCAGCGTGATGAACTGGTCAGGCGGCATGGGGATTGCGCCCCATGCATCATTCGCATTGACAACGGACGCCTTGAACATGCTGGCAATGCTGTTGACAAGGTTGCGGCGTCGCGGCTCTACCTTCGCGGGCGGGTGCTCGGCAGCCGTGCGCTTGCCGAAGAATGGAATTTTCATCGTTCGCTGAACTTCACAATGATGGGCTTGCCCCAGCGCGGAGATTTGCGCTCGCGGCGAACTTGCGTCGCGTAGTACGCGCGCAGCTTCAGCAGGTCAGCGATAGGCGTGCGCCACAGTTCGCGGTTGTTAATCACATACCGCTGCTGGTCCATCGTCGCGCGCTTCGCCAGCACGGCGTCGATGGCGTCAAGTGCGATGGCTGCCTGCGAGCGGCCATCATACGGTTCCGTGACGGACGCCAGGTCCGGCAGGATGTTCATCTGGCCGCGCCCCGCGTCCACCACGGCGCCGTCTTTCGTGGCGCGCAGGCTGTACCAGTATGCGCCTGGCTTCCACCCGGAAGTCGTCGCGGCGTCGGCTGTGAAAACGTGCGACGTGCCGGATGCGGTTGCCGTCAGGTCGATAGCTTGCGGGCCGCGCACGATGGCGCGCAGCGTCCAGTCCGGCGCCGGATAGGCGGCGAGGTCAACAGCGGCCTGGAAGTCCAGGCCAGCCGTGATTTCGGCGGGCAGGGCGGAAGTGCAGCTGGTCATCGGTCACCATTTGGTGGCCCATGTGCCCCCCGATTTTCTTGCATTCAGGGCGCGCTTGGACCGAATAATGCGGCCATTGTCCTGTCGCTGCGCC